GGCGTAGGGAAATTGCCTCTTTTATTGAAGAATGGCATTACTCCAAAAATGTTAATGGATTGATAAGTGATTACTGTTTTAAATTGCTTGATGGCGATAAAGTAATAGGTGGTATGATGTACGGCAGAATTGCAATGGCTGGCGTGTGGAGGAAGTATGCCGATAATGAGAATGAACTAACAGAACTTAGAAGGCTTTGCTGCATAGATGACACCCCAAAGAATACCGAAAGTTATTTTATCGGACATACATTGCGATGGCTAAAGAAACATACAAGCATAAAGCGTGTAATTAGCTACGCAGATACCACCTATGGGCATGAGGGTACAATTTATAAAGCAAGCAATTTTAAACATTGCGGAATGACAGCAAAGGGACTTGTGATAATGTACCAAGGCAAAAGATACCACGACAAAACAATAAGAACTAAATACAAAGGAAAATTAAAACCCTTTGCGGCTAGAATAAAAGAGGCATTGGAGCGAGGGGAGGCAGAGTATGTAAAAACCCAAGGTAAACATATTTACATATACGATTTTTGAGCGTTGGCTAATTGTGGCTAACTACATGCTATAAAGAACATATACTAATAGTATACTGAATTTGTGAACTATATGTAATTATTGAAAATATGGAAGCATTTAAATTAAAAAAAACAGACCTTAGAGTAAGCGATATTACCGAATGGGATATATACAGTGCTAGCAACTGTGCCTTATCTGAAGTTTACCTTATGGACTGTATCGCTGGTATGAAGCACTACCCTGACAAATTTTTTGATTTAGCAGTAGTTGACCCGCCTTATGGGATTGGTGCGGGTGGCAAATCTTTTATAAACGGAACATCTAAAACCCAAAAAAACTATTATAAAGAAAATGATTGGGATACTGAAAAACCAAGTTTAGAATACTTTACTGAATTGGTAAGGGTATCTAAAAACCAAATAGTGTGGGGTGGTAATTATTTCCCTTGCCTTTGGGAACTTGGTGGGCGGTGCTTTATTTTTTGGGATAAAACAATACATGGAAATAGCTATGCTGATGGCGAACTTGCTTGGACTTCATTTGACCAAGTAGCCAGATATTACCGAAAAAATATAGCACAGGTAAACAGCGAGGGAAGAATACACCCAACTCAAAAGCCCGTTAAACTTTACGAATGGATATTCCAAAATTACGCTGAAGAAGGTAATTTGATTTTAGACACTCATTTAGGAAGCGGAAGCAGTAGAATAGCAGCTAATAAGGCAGGACTTGACTTTGTTGGGTTTGAAATTGACGAGGATTATTTCAATGCAAGTGAGGAGCGTTTCAAAAAATTTGTTTTACAGACGAGGCTTTTTTAGGCATTGTTACTAACGTTGAAGCTATGAAGCGTGGCTTGAATGAACGCTTCAATAACCTTAAAAAGTCGCACAGCCATGCTTTATAGTGGATGTTGTGCGCAGTTATTATATGCTCGGATTATTTAAAGAAAAAACAACAACTCTTGCTAATGGGCAAAAAGTAAAAGAAGGCACTAAAGTTCACTTTATTAATTCAGATGGAGTAAAATGCGAAGGTAGGATTAAAAGTAGGCTTTTTGATTGTGTACATGCGGATACTAAAAAGAAATTAAAAAAAGGCACACTGTTTTTCTGGAATAGCTCTTTTAAGCCTTCTGATTACAAGGGTTTGGTAGTATCCTAATGCTTATAATGGTTTGGCTATGTGTAGTACCGACCTAAATAAATTACTACACTAACTATATCGAGTTATTATTTATATACATTGTTAGGCATTTGTAAATTTTAAGGTTATGAAATACTTACATTTAAAAGAGTTAGAAGTCCCATTATATCGAGGTAAACTGGTTGTTATTTTAACCAACGATAAAGAACAATTACAAAAATACATACCTGAATTTAATGATATAGAACCTTATGCTCATACTTATCTTATAAATTGGAAAGGGGAACAAGGATTTGTAATTGTGTTAAACTTTGATAATAGTTACAGAAAAATACATAATGGAACGATAATTCATGAGGTAATACACGCTACTCATTTTATAGCACAAGAACGGGGCATAGAAGCGAACTTTATAAATGATGAACCGATAACATATTTAGCCGAGTTTATTGCCGACCAAGTTTATAAATTGATGAAGAAAAATAAATTTGAAGCAGTGTCATAGTAAAATTTATTGTGTGCAACATTGTATATGAATCGTTGCATTATCTTAAAAAAATATTTTATATTTAAAATATTTAAATACGTTATATCTATAAGGGCATGGGGTTTCAATTATTGAAATTTGTTATATTTGCTTAAAAAAGGGCTTAGCAATGTCGGATAAAACTAGAAGGATAGGGCGACCCGCGAAATGGGAAACCCCTGAAGAGCTTGAACAACTTATTAACGACTATTTCCAATGGGTCGACAATAACCCATTAATTGAAACCGTCTTAATTCCAAAACCATATACCGAAACAAAAGAAGACGGCACAAAGGTAACACACAACCACAGCGTTGCATATATGCCAAAAATGAGGCCGTACACCCTCGACGGACTTTGTAATTACTTAAACACCGGAACCAGCACGATAGACGACTATTCCAAAAAGCCAGGATTTGCGGAAGTCATAACGCGCGCGAAGTCCATAATGTATAACCAAAAATTCGAAGGCGCAACCGCAGGATTTTTTAAGGAAAATATTATTGCACGGGAGTTAGGCTTGTATGATCATACGAAAAACGACGTTACCGGCAGCCTTCAAATGAATTGGAACGAAAAAAAAGTATATAAAAAGCCAGATACGGACCAGAACCAACCCCAGGACAATTAAAAAAACCTTGTAAATTGTATTTTTTTAATAGGGTGTAATGGAATTAACGGAAAAACAAACTGCGGCAATTGACTTTTTAGAAGACGACATTACAAACGAATTGGTTTTTGGCGGCGGTGCCGGGGGAGGAAAATCAGCCATTGGTTGTTATTGGATTCTGAAAAACGCTTTTAAATATCCAGGGTCACGTTGGGCCATAGGCCGGAGCCGTTTGACCGTGCTAAAGGAAACTACGTATAAAACTTTTTTAGAGGTTCTGAAAATTCAGGGAATAAAAAAAGATTTACACATAAAACTAATTGAAAAACCCCTGAGCGCCATAACCGCCAACGGTTCAGAAATTATTTTCAAAGATTTGTTTTATTACCCCTCTGATCCTGATGTGGACTCCCTCGGTTCTTTGGAAATTACCGGGGCATTTGTTGATGAGGCCGCCGAAATCAAGCAAATAGTAAAAGACGTATTACAAAGCCGTATCCGTTACAAACTGGACGAATTCGGACTAATACCAAAGATTTTATATACATGCAATCCGACAAAGGGCTGGATTAAAAAAGACTTTTACGAGCCAGCGCGGGCGGGATCGCTTCCTGAGCATCGTAAATTCGTTCAATCCCTGGTAAAAGACAACCCCAATATTTCAAAACACTATATTGCTAACCTTTTAAAACTGCCTAAAGCATTAAAGGAAAGATTATACTTTGGCAATTGGGATTATGACGACAACCCGGCATTATTAATGGACTATGCCAAAATATTAGACTTACACACCAACCAACACACCGTTGGAAATGGCCGGTATATTACCGCCGACATTGCCGGACAAGGCGACGATAAATATATTATTTGTGTTTGGGAAGGCTTTAAAGTAATAAATTACGCGGTAAAGGACCGGGAAAGCAATGTTGAATCTGAGGTTTATAAATTTTTAGAAGAAAAAATAAAAGACATTGCAAAGCGTTACCGGGTGCCAATGTCAAATATAGCCTTTGATGCGGACGGCCTTGGTAATTATTTGTCTAGCTACCTTCCAGGGGCTCAGGCAATACATAACAATGCCAGACCTAAATTGGAGCGCGGCAAAAATACACAATATCAAAACTTGAAATCACAATTATATTTTATCTTGGCGGCTATGGTTAATGAAGGCATAATAAATGCCAGCGTATTAAAACCTGTTGATTTTGAATTGCTGGCCGAAGAGCTAAACACGATTGAAAATGAAACTTTCGGACGCGAAGGCAAATTAAAAGTAATTGACAAAAAGACGATAAAAGAAAAAATCGGGCGCTCCCCGGATTGGGCTGACTGCATAGCATATAGAATGATATTTACATTAATAAACGTTAAGGGTGTAAGAAAACTAAATTAAAAAATGACATTAATATTTTACGAAAAATTAAAACATTAAAATATTAAAGTCATGTTTTAATTTAGTTTTCTTACACCCTTAACGTTTATTAATGTAAATATCATTCTATATGCTATGCAGTCAGCCCA